AACGGCACGTTGGATTTAAACGGATACACACTGACTACGGGCGCTTTTAATTCTTCCAACAGCAACACTAGAACATTGGCATTTGGTTCAACTGGAAAAATTGTAGCCACAACAAACAGTGGAACAGTATGTGTAACAAGCACCGCAACGGGATTAACCGTAACAGGAAGCAAACGTGTTGAATTAAATTACAGCGGAAGCGTAGGAACCCGCACCATATCTGGCGCACTTACAGCCACCGTAATTGAAGGAGTAAATCTTTTAGATTACTATATTACCGCTGGTACAGACACTATTGTTGTTACCTCTTCTAGGTCATATGGCGATATTGATTTTTCTAACGGTGGCACAAGCACATTTGCGGGAAGTCTCTCAGCGGTTACTAACACAACTGCCATTTATGGAAATTTAATTTTAAATTCCGCAATGAGCTTGGGTAGCGGAACTGATGCGGTTCAAATGAAAGCTACGTCAGGCACAAAAACAATCACTAGCGCAGGTAAAACATTAGATTTTCCACTCACATTTAACGGAATTGGTGGCTCATGGGCAATGCAAGACGCCCTGACGCTTGGCTCAACCAGAGCACTGACAATGACGAACGGCACGTTGCAACTCAAGTCAGGCACAACCAGCACAGTCGGCTCGTTTGCCACATCAGGCACAAACCAAAAGTTTTTGTCAGCAACAACACCCGGATCACAAGCCACTCTTTCTGATGCCAGCGGCACAAACAGTGTGAGCTACCTCACCATCCAAGACAGTGCCGCAACTGGCGGTGCGGTGTTTCAAGCCTTTACGTCAAACTTTAATGTTGATGCTGGCAATAATACTGGGTGGAAATTTAATAATGCCGGTGGTGCTTTTCTAATGTTTTTCTAAAATATCATGGCTAAAAAAATGATCAGTGAAACCGAGGCCAAGCTGGCTACGCATGAGGCTATCTGTGCCGAGCGTTACGAAAGCATCCAAAAGAGTTTTGCTGCTGGCTCAAAGCGCATGGCAAAGCTGGAGTATCTGCTTTATGTCGTGATTGCAGCAGTTCTGTTTGGGCCAGGCGTAGCGGCTGAGTTTGTCAAGAAAGTAATAGGGTTGTAGTGTGGAGTTTTTTGAAGCACTGGCAAAAGGTTGGCCCATGTTGCTGGCGCTGATAACGCTTATCATTGTGCTGGCAAAAATGGATATAAAGATTGCTGTGCTGGAAGAAAAAGTTAAATCGTTGTTTGAGATATTTAACAGAAAAGACAAATGATTGATCTGACCAAAGCCATTGGAGCAGTCGCAGCCAGCATTGCAGCCATTGGCGGCGGTTACACCTTGGCAGACAAATTTGGTTGGTTTGACCGGGCAATCCTTGAATGGTCACCAGAGCATTTTAAGATCACAGCAGCGGCAGGGCAACCTATCAATGTCACGGTGGCCAGGATCAAAAAGCGGGATGATTGCTCGGTGGAGAATTTTACGCCAAGCATCCGTGACGCCGCAGGCATGGTGCATGAGGCAACAACAACGGCAAGTAAGTTCAGCGGCCCAGCGGGGCCAACGATTGATACGTTTACATACCAACTCACGATGGTGAAAAAAGAAAAAATTGCACCGGGCACAGCCACACTGCTGGCAACAATCAAGTACAAATGCCCGGAGGGTGAGCGTGTGGTTCAGTACCCCCGCCATGCAAACTTGTCATTTTTATTGGAGAAATAATGGACTGGCTTAAACAGATTGCACCAACTATTGCCACCGCAATGGGTGGCCCCTTGGCTGGCATGGCGGTATCAGCTATTAGCAAAGCTATTGGTGTTGACCCCGAAAAGGTTGGCGACTTAATTAGCAGCAACAAGCTAACCGCCGACCAGATCGCACAAGTCAAACTGGCTGAGATTGAGCTGCAAAAGCAAGCGCAGGAGCTTGGCCTAAATTTCGAGAAGCTAGAGGTGGAAGACCGCAAGTCAGCAAGGGATATGCAGTCTGCCACCCGGTCAATGATGCCACCCATACTTGCTGCGGCTGTGACCATTGGATTTTTTACCATCATGATTATGATGTTTTTTAACAAGATTGACTCTAGCAACCCGGCTATCTTGATGATGCTGGGAAGCTTGGGAACCGCTTGGACCGGGATAATTGCTTATTATTTTGGCAGCAGCGCCGGGAGCCAGGCTAAAACAGATTTGCTAAGTAAAAAATGACGCCTCACTTTAGCCTTGCAGAACTAACGCACACTGACCACCGCAGTCTGGACAACACGCCAAATGCACAGGAGTTGGCTAACCTTCAGCGCCTGGCTGAGTTTCTGGAGACAGTCAAATCAGCACTTGGCGGCAAGCCCATAATGATCAACTCAGCCTTTCGCAGTAAGGCCGTCAATGACGCCGTAGGAAGCAAAGATACCTCTCAGCATAGGCAAGGCTTGGCTGCTGATTTCCGAGTGCCTGGCATGGCTCCTGACGCCGTTGTGAGGGCAATCATTTCAGCCAAGTTGCCGTTTGATCAGATCATTAGAGAGTATGACGCTTGGACGCATATCAGCATTAGCGACAAGCCCCGGCGTCAAGCACTAATTATTGACAAGGCTAGCACTCGGACATTCGCATAAGTATCCGATACGCAGCGATGGCGTCCTTGAGGTCGCCTCGCAGCTGCTCAAGCTGGTCCTGCTGTTGCTGCAACTTTAGGTAAACCTCAAGCGCAAATTTATCGAGCGTCTGGCGATCCCAGGCTGCGAAATTCGGTAGATCGTTCAATTTGATTCCTCATCCATTGCGGTCCCAGACGTGCTAATGCAATGCGCTGGCTTTGGGTCAGTTTGATTGAGTAGACCACGGTCAGTGGCTCACCTCCACGCTTGGCCTTGTCGATGCGTTTGTCTCTCATGGGCGTTTCCTAGGCAATGGTGCCCAATGCGTCCAGAACTGCGTCTCGCATTGCCATTTCAAAAGGCATTTTTAAGACGCCGAAAAGCATCGTATCGCTCATGTCCCCTCCTTAATGTTGTGGGCGGCTTCAATGGCACGGGCAAACTCCATCAATGCGCCATCGTGGTCGGCGGGGATGCTGCTGGGCATCAGGTTCAATATTGTGCTGGCAGTCAGTTCTACCCACGGGCGCTGGGGTGGGGCGGTGTAAAGTTTAGTGTCATTTGGCACAGCAGTATGAAACTGGCAGTAGCCGTACTCGTTTTTCACGTGATCCGCTGCCGTTGTCGCCACCGGCTTGGCTTGTCTTAGGTTAGTCATGTCCCCTCCTTAATGTGGTGAGCGGCTTCGGTTTCAAACACCAAGGCATCACTCCAAGCAAGATTTGGGTTTCTTATCATTGCTTGATTGGCTCTTGTTTTTACTGCAAGCCTTTGATTTTTTGTCAGCGGCTGGCGTTGCAATGACAACGGTTGAAGGGTAAAGATGGACATTATTTCGTAAACGCCGTCTGTTGGCGGCGGGTTATCAATGTCAGCAAACCATCCTTCTCGGCAAGGTATGAGTTTTCCAATCGGCTCGGCTTCCTGCTCTGGCTGTGCTGACTTTTTAGCTACCCACGCAAGTCCAGTGTATGTCGGCTCGTACACGTAGCCAAGTGACTTTAAAATTTCTACCGCTTCGTTTGCAGCCGGTTGATAAAACGCTGGCTGCACTGGCAGGGGTGATGGGCCCGGGTCAACCAAGCCAATAATTTCGCTCATGGCCTGCTCCCTGCTGATGCCGTCGGGAGGCAAATATCTACATACTACGGACAATATGGCTTCCAGCGTTTGGCTGTCATTTGTTTGTTTCTTTTGTGAATAAACCTGCCCGCATTTATGGCACTGCACAACGCCGTTAAACGGATTCCACTTGACCGCACTCGCGTCCGTGTAACCGCAACAAGGCAACGCCTCCAGCGCCTGTTGCATTACGTCTCTGTTACTCATTTCGTTACTCCTTAATGTTGTGGGCGGCTTCGATGGCTCGGGCAAATACAAGCGTCCAATCTGGATTTCCGTGTGCTGTCAAAACCACTTGTTGAATCTCCTCATCCGTCAGCGGCTTGCGCTGCACTGACCTCTTGCCATCGGCAAACCCTCGCTGGTACACGATCGACAGCGTGTCGGCAGCAGCGTCCAGCTTGGCTTGCGCTGCTTGGCGCTTTGAATTAAATCCTGTCATTTCATTCTCCTTCCAATTTCTGCTGCTGCGCGGACAATGGCGCGGCGGGTGGCTGCGTAGGGGTCTTTTTCGTTGTGGCTCCAGATGACAATTTCTTTTGCACCGTCATGCAAAGGCGCGGCGCTTACATAGTTGTCGTACCTACCAACAATGATTTGCAACTGCACCGCCAGCCGCAGCGCATCGCCATCGTCGGTGAGAGGGTTCCACTGGTTAAACTCAATCCGCATCTTTGCCTCTTCCAGCCCACAAGCCTTCGCCGCCAGTTCGAGTAGTTCTTTGTCCATATCACATCTCCTATAAACCAGAATCGGCCAGTGCTTCGGCCAAGAATAAAAGAAACAGGCTGCGGTGTATATTCAAGGCGCTGTTCCAGCCATCATTTCTTTCAACAACTTCTGTGTAATCACATACAGCACCCACAAGTATAAAATTTGATATTGTGTACATCATCCTTGGCTGCACGTTTTCGGAAGCATCCCGCAGCGCCGTGCTAATCGGGCCGTACTGGAGGTGCTCGTCATCCGGGTGGATGCGAAAGTCGTCACCCTTGTAATCTGCGGTAGGAATGTACGCAGCATCTAACCAGCCGCCTCG